CGAAGCATGTCCTGGTTGACGTTTGGCGCTCCTCGAAACATGTTGAACATGTTGATCGCCTTCTGCTGCTTCGCTTCATCGTCGTCGGAAAGTGTTGATCCCACTTCGACAACAATCTCTCCGTCCGTCTGAAACATCTGCGGAGTGACCGCAATCCAGTTCCGTTTCGTCGGGTCTTCGTTGATCGAGTACTGACGGTTGTACTTCGAGGCGTCGAGTTCGATGGGCTCAGTCTGCTCACTGCGATTCAGGAGCGCCATCATTTCGAGATCGTCTCGCAGAGAGAACGCCAGCATCTCAGAAACGTCTTTGGTGAGCACGTCCTGGTTGTAGGCCATGATCCGTGCGCCCGTTGCCGTGCGGCCTTGCTGCGGGTCTACGTTCGCCGCCATCGACATGTTGTTGTCGCCAGTGGCCATGACGAAATTACGCTGGATGGCCTGCTCGTCGTTGAGAGAACTTGCCATCGCTGCCATCGCGGGAGATTCGTTGAGTCCCCATAGCGCTTGCTGGCCACCGTCGATGAAGATCATCTTGTAACCCTTGCCGCGCTTCATGTATTTGTCGGCGTTCTCGTAAAGCTCCAAGTCGTTCGTCATCATGTACGGGCGGCAGACCGCATCGGCAAGGTCAGTGCGTAAGCAGAAGTTCTTCGAGTGAAGCTCCTGCAACCCGCGAGTGATGCGCGGAACGGATTCACCAATCCCGCCTAGCAGGTTGTCGATGAACACTAACTCGGTGAAAGGAATCTTCCCTTCGAGATCGTACGGCAGCGGAATCTTCCCGATGTAAAACTTCTCGTCCAGCGCCATTTCAAGGGTTGGGTCAGAGCCAGGAACGTACTCCTCAAAAATCTCCCACAGCGGAACCTTACTGTCTCCCTCTTGCAATGCAGATGTGGATCGGCCAGCGTCGTCTTCCATCACCTGCCGGAAGTTCGCACCGTCCCCGTTGACGTACTGATACGGGTCCGTTCCGTTGGGCTTTTCTTTCAGTATCTCGATGATCTTCTGCGCGGCCTCGGGGTGTCCCTGACGATCCAGGAACTTCGCCATCGAGTTCATCTTGTCCTTGTTCCATTTGCGCGAGACGGTGAAGTACTCGCACTTCTGGATGTTCTGGAAGTTGATGCTCGGAAAACAATCGGCGATTGGAAGGATGTCGGATGCTGGCCCAGTGTATGCCGTAGCCATGTAGCTGACCTTCAACAGATCTCCGCGACCGAACTGTTTCATAAGTTCGGTAACGACATCGGTGAGCATGTCAGGAGGAAGATCCTTGATCCCCGCTCCGTACATCTCCAGAATCTTATCCCCGTACGTACGGTCGATGTCGTCGATGATGGAGGGGTTCTCTTGGAAGCTAAACGGATCGATGCGCTTGTTGCGCACGTACTCATCCGCGCTCCAGTGCCACGCCTTGACGCTCCAGCCAAAGATGAGAGCCTGCCTCACATGGAGCTTCTGATACCGCTGGCACTTTGCTTTGTCCCATTGGTACATCAGGCTCCGCGAGAGAAAGTCAGATAACTGCTCATCCTTGGCGTGAAAGCGCAAGTTGGGCGGCTGAGCCGTAATACGAGCGGTCATGCGTTGCACGTAAGCAAACGTGTCCGGCATGTTGATGCTGGTCTGCGTCGTATCCGTCTCTCCGTCGTCGTCGGTCGCGGGGTCACGGTTGCAGAGGTAGGCTTGATAAGCCTTGCTCCACTCATCGTGATACGTGTCGCGTATCCATTTTTCGGAGATTCGTTTACGGTCGAGTAGCCCGCCCGCTTTACGGTCAGCTTCGTTCAACAAGTGATTAGGCCCAGGTTCCCAGTTTGGTAACGGTCATCCATGCGGTCGCACTGATACCCACCAGCAGGAGCATCGCTTTTCCGGTGTCTCCGCTGGTGCTGTTGGCGAGGGAGGAAGCGCCATTGATCGTGGTTGCCGATGCCGCTGCCACAGTAAGCGTCGAATCATGCACCTTGAAAATGTGCAGAAGAGCGCCCGCAAACGGAGTCGGCAGAGTCAGCGTAATGGCCGCGCCATTGCTAAACGCGCATCCGATCTCGGGTGTGGTGATTGTGTAGCTGGCCGTCTTGCTTGTGACAGTCGAGCCACTGACAGGGTTAATTCCAAACAGCGCGGTATGTTTCGGATAGGCGATACCATCCGCGCCGTCCATGATTGGGAAATTTCGAGTTTGCATTTCTTTCTCCTAGTCGTTGAAGTATCCCGGCGTGTCTTGGACGTTGTATCCGCCGCGGTTTTTGTTGTCGTAGTTGGCCGGATCGAGCCTGGAACGTGCGCCGAACACCCGATCCATGTAAGCGTAGTAGTCTTCGTTCGGCTGACGTCCTGCGCCTGGAGCCTGCCACGACGCACCTGTGGGCGTGATGAAGATTCCAGGGTCGTTGGTTGGCCGAGATCCAGCGGGAGGGCCAGAGGGTGCAGGAGCTTGAACTGGCGTAAAGCGGGTCAGATCCAAAGGCGCATTGGCTCCGGTGTACATTCCCACGCCGTCAACATTTTCCGATCCTTGTGGTAGGCTGTTAGCCCCTCCGGTGGCTGGTGGTCCTTGAGCGCCCCACAGTGGACTGTTGAAACTGGTTCCGCGCCACGCATTTGGATTGGCCGCTACCTCGGCAGAAGTCGGAGCGAGAGGAGGAGTAGTCGGAGGATTCGTAGCGGGAGGGGCAGGAGGGGCAGGAGGCTGATTCCCGCCGCCAAGACTTGCGCCAGGAGGAGTCGAGCCATCGGGCGGTCCTACAACTGGAGTGCCAGGAGTGATGACAGTCTGCGGAGGTTGCTGGCTTCCGCTATTTCCACGGAACCCACCTTCACCTCGACCCAGGTCTTGACCGCCGCCCCACGAGCGGCCCCGCTGTCGCGATCCCTGCATCCCCCAAGTCGTATTGCCATAGGTATCCTGTGCCATTGTGAAAACTCCTAGTAAACGTTGACTCGCATGTCCATTAGCTTCTGCGGCATCATGCGAGGAAATTCGGTTTGTTTCCGGTAGGCGAGCATCGCCTCTCCGTACTCGTAACGTCGTGGATCATTCTGCCTTTTGTAGACCGCATCCACCGGACGCTCTCCGGTAGACCAATGCTCGTGAGGAAACTTGATGTGCTTCGCTTCGACAACAACTCCATCAAGTTCGGCGTGGGCAGTGAAATCGTCATCGGCGTACATCGAAACGTAGGCAGGATGGAACAGATAGCCCACTTGCTCATAGCGCTGGCGGTTGAGGATCTGCACTGTCAGCAATCCGCGCTCGTCTGCGGTTCCGCCTGTTGACACTCGAACAACGCAAGGCTCCCCGCTCCACAATTGCGGGATGTTCTTCAACTGCTGGTCCCAGTCGTCGCAAGGGTAGATGTCATCGCTGATAACCACGAGCACTTTGCCAATCGCGCACTGCGCCGCGACGTTCGTTGCGTCCACGCTGCACTTCGTCCAGTGATTCCAGACGAGACGTGCCGGAGCGGCCTGCTCGGGAGTCACATCGGTTCCCGCATCGAAGCAGACGACATACTCGAAATCAGCGATGGGGCTTGCCGCCTTGATCCAGCAATCACGAGTAGCAGCCCATTCCTTCGGTCGAGCGGAAGGGTGAACCAGACTGAAGTCTGGAATCCAGCGGCGATGTAGGTCTTGAATTTTCATCAGTGCGAAGGGTGGTTTGTCTCTGCGGATTGAGCGGATACTTCAACGTCGGTGTCGGTCTTCGTTGCCCCGGAGCATCGGCATCCACAGGGCAGCGTCATTTCCCAAGCGAAGTTCTTGTTGCTAAGCGGCTTCTTTTCCTTGGGGACGCGGTAGTTGTACGTTACGACTTGGCCGGAAGGTAGAGTGAGTTGCGCCATGGGCTAGAAAGGGATGTCGTCGTCGCTGACTTGCTGTTTCACCTGAGACTGCCGTGGGCGAGAAACTACTTCTCCGCTTCCTTCGGCTTCGGACGGACGCGGACTGAAGAACGGAACAACTTCGGTTGCGATAATCTCACTGATATACTTCTTCACGCCGTTCTTGTCATCGTAGGAGCGATTCTCGATGCGGCCAGAAACCGCAACAGTCACCCCTTTTTGCAGACGGTCAGCGATCTTTTCGTTGCGCCACATCACGACGTTGTGCCAGGTGGTCGTGTTTACCCACTGATCGTCTTTCTTGTATCCGTGCTCAGTGGCGACGGCGAACGTTGTCTTGGCAATGCCGGAAGGCGTGAACGCTGTTTCAGCGTCTCTCCCGATCTTGCCGACGATTGTGGCTACGTTGATCGAGAGCGCCATCAGCTTGCCATCCCATGCACGTAGGAAGCGTTCGAGATCGCCAGATATCTGAGGTTGTCCAGTTGGTGACGACGTGCCTCGATAGGCTTCTGCTTTAGTTCCCGCTCGGGATTCACGCGGCTCGACTGAAAGCGTAACTTGGTAAATTCCAGAATCAACTCCTTGCAGGATTCGGCGATGTGCAGCTTCGGCCAGTTGCCAAATTCGTTATGCTTGCGCGGGATAAGCAGTTGCTTTACTGCATCTATGCCGGCGCTGTGCGTTTTCACTGGATCGGTGCAGCGGATACCATACCTGCCGTAACGAACCGCGATGGATTCGTTGGCTTCGTCCTCGGCGCTGGCACGAAAGCCTTTCCCGGCCTGATCCATGAAGCGTCGGATGATCTTTTCTCCCGTTGGCTTCTGTCGGTACATCGCCCGTTCCGTATTGTGGTGCTCGCGAGAGAAGGCCAGTTCGTTTCCTTCCCACAGTGCAATGGTTTCGGCGTACCACTTCACGATGTAGTCGTTGTCCTTGTCCCGATCCTTGATGTTCTCGGGGTTGCCGTACGCTTTCGAGGGCCAAAAGTCTCGGTATACCCACCAGTCGTTCCATTTGTCGATGAGAACCCACAGCATCGCGTGAGGTGTCCTCGGGTGAGGATCAATCGACATGTAGCGGCATCCGGTCTTGGGGATCATTGCGTCAGGAACAACGTGAACGGACTTGTCGAACTCGGGGTAGACCAACATGCCGGATAGTGCATCCGGCATAATCTCCATTTCCTGATTCCAGAACGCCTCGGAGGTGTAGGTATCCCGCATCGCCTTGCAGCGGTCGGTCCACTCCCCGGTTTCCGGGTCCACCATCGTAGGGTCCGCGCTGTAGTGTAGGCGCATGACGTACCAGCCGTTCGGCGTCTGCTTCATTTGCAGACCTGGGCAGGGCGTTCGGTACGTTTGCGGTGTTTCTCCTCGGATCACTCTTGGTTATGCGGCTTTCTGTTTAAAGTCGGGCCAGTGAATCTGATCGGCTCGCTCTACGATGTCGGCGAACCATCCAGGGTTCGCACTCGAAAGGCAGACGATGTAGCGGCAGCGCGTCGCAGTCGCGATGTTGAAGGACTCTTCGCCGCGGATAATATGCGCTGCCTCATCGAGAATCACGATTGTTGGGTGCTCCGAACGGATCTTGTTCGGATTGCCGACGATACCCTTGCACCACGACGCATTCTCCATCGTGAAGGATTCCTTGGGTTGATCTCGTGGATGCCTGTCTTTGTACGGCTTCCATCTCGCTTGCAACTCGGGTAAGGTGTTTTCCCATAAGACCTTCACATACTCAACGTCGTGCAGCGCTCTCTCTTCGTCCTCAGACTGGAAGATCACTGAGGTAGCAGGCTGCGTGAACATCTTCCAAGCGGCCCATCCGGCCACCGTCCAGGAAGCCATCATCGTACGAGACTTTTCCAGAAACAGCGGAGGAGGGCAATTCTCAAGACCGTCCAGAAGGGGGCCGATGTACGGGTGCTTGGGAAAAGGCTTGAACGGGTTGCCCGTTGTGTCCTGCTCGTCCCGCGTCTTCGTGCACTCCGTCAGCCAGAAGTAACAACTCTTGAGGGCCTCTCTTGCCTTTTTTTCGCTGAGAAGTTCCTGCGCTCTCTTGAGTGTCTCCGCTAGTTCCTGCTTCGATGGCTGCAATCTCTTTTCTGACATTCTCGATCGCGGCTCTTAAATCCTCGTCCGACAGGTTCACGACCATGTGCTTGTGGTCTACGTTGATCTCGTGTTTCTCTGGAGCCTTGCCACCCCAGATGTCGATCAACTGCTCGGCAGCGCCAAGCCTGTTCTTCCAGTCGGGTTGCTCGAAGTACTTGACCGATCCATCCGCATTCAGTTGCGGTCGGCGGATTCGTAGCGCACGTTTCCGGTCGAGCTTCTTCGTTTTCTTGTAGGTGTCGATCTCACCTGAATGATTCTCTTCGTGGTTCTCAGGCTCCTCTACCATCACGATATGGTCTTCGTAGAGGATGTCTTTGCGGGTGGACTTCAATCCGCTGAGAATCGTACCCACCGCAAGCTCCAGCCCCGCGCCGATCATCTGCGCTACCTGCATTGCGGTAGTCGTCTGATTCTGGCGAACTGCTAACTGGCTGGCATTGTGCTGCGCCGCAATCGTACGGCGGATCTTGACGGCAGGGACTTCAAGACGCTCGGAGAGTTCCTGAGCCCACTGATCGAAAGCGGCCCCGTAGTTCGGCTTCTTCTCTGTGTAGTCATGCCAGATCTGCTGCCTGACTTCCAGGGTTAAGGGACCGCGCAAGGGTTACTCCTCGGAGTCTTCCTCGGCCGGCGCGGCAGATTCTTCTTCTTCGCTGTCTTCTGCGGAGGCCATGTCGGAGTGTTCGTCGCATGTTTCGTGGAAGCGGCAAGGGTACTTGAATTTCGTACACCCCTCCCCGCCCGAGAAGTGATCGCACGTTCCACAGATCGGGGCTTCGGTCATACCGTCGCGAAGATTAGGCGGTTCTCCTCCACCTTCCTCCTCGGAAACTTCTTTCGGCTTTGCCATTCCCATGCCAGTCTTCGGAGCGTTACGCAAAAGCGCGTGCTCGGGTCCAGCCATATAGCCGCCGTTTTCCTTCGAGCGATCCCACATCGTTTTTGTTTTCAGCACGCTTTCACCTTCACTTTCACTTTCGGCGCGGTCGGCTTCTTCTTCGCGCTCGACTTCAGAGGTTTCGACATTCGCTCAAAGGTGTTGAGCATAGAGTTGCTGAACAGGTTTCCGAATTTCTTCATTCCGCTTGCGGCCTCACTTTCGCTCGACGCTCTGCGGTACTTGTCGCCGCACGCCAGCCCCAGTTGCTTCGCACACTCGGAGCCATCATCTCAGAAGGGTTGATTAGCGGCAGCGCTCGCATCTGCTTGAGAGTAGCAACGCCTGAAGCAATTGCCTTGTCCATCTCAATATTCTCGCGGATGTTCTTCATGGCCGATTCGTGGCGATGACCGACAAACTCGATGCACCGCTCGTTGCGGAGATCGACCCACACCGCTTTCTTCCCTTGTACGTGCCGCTCGGCGTTCTCGTACTTCAATCGCATCTTCCCGCCAGGGGCAGGATTCAAGATCCGCACAGTCACCTTGTTCGAGATACGCGATTCGTGATTGCGCAACTCTACCGCTAGGCGGTCAGTTCTTGTCATTATTTGTGATTTTGGGGTGGTTGGGCCGTTTGGCCAGTTTGATGTGGACTTGGGTATTCCCAAGTGAGGCGAGGGTGGCTAGGGAAAGGACGTTACCTGCCACCCTCAGGGCTTCAGGCAAAATGAGCACTTGCGCTATCTGGCAATTATACTTACACGCGATCGGGGAGGATGTCAACTACCTGGTTACGTCCATGCCGAACATGACGCGGCAGTTTTGGTTCTTGCATTCAACCTGCGCAGTCTTTGGCATATCAGCTTCCGGTGGGTTGTCGGCAATCGGTCAAAGCTACTCCGTCTTGGATGCGTGGCCAGCAGGTATGGTTGGCTCTCGTCTGCTCCAGCAGAGACTTCGCGCTGATCTTCTCGGCCATCGTCCCGCATACCGGACACTTGCCGTTTGGCTTTTGCGTAGACTTCCAGCTAACGTTTCGTTGTGCAGCTATCGGGACTCCGATCAGTCCCAGGAAAAATCGTAATCTTGTCATCCTGTTTCCTTTCTACTCTACAAACTCAACTCCCTCTCCGTGGATCACGTTGAAGCCGTGAAAGCGGAGCACCACGGTCGCCGCAACGGGATCGGCGAACATCACCCATCCGCGATGAAGGTTGGCTATGCCTGCCTTACAGAGCGCCGCTTCGGCTTCTGAAATTTTGGGGGTGTTCCATCTGACGTGATCGCGAGCAATCACGAATCGTGCGTACTCGGGATGCGGCAACATGCGGACGGTTTTACCCTTCAATCGTCACCTCCCATCCGTGCAGGCGAAGCAGAGCACATGCCTGATCTACAATCGAGGAACTGAAGTATCCCGCTTCTCCGCAAAGTTCAAATCCGGCCCGACGCAAGATATTGTCTCCGTTGGAATTGTCGAGGTACACGTAACCAAAATTTTCAGGCAGCGCGGAGCGCAGTATGGAGATTTCATTCCGCATCGATAGTCACCTCGAACCCTTGCAGCCTGAGCACGGCAGCGGCGCGGGGAATGTCTTCTGGATTCAAGTAGTACGTTGATCCTCTCTCGTGCAGAACTATCCCTGCATCGCGGACCGCTAACAGCGGACCCCACGATGGACATCTAACTTCGCCGTCTTTCTGGAGAATAACCCAGTCGTCTTTGAAGTTCGCCCCCAGTAGATGTCGATACAGTTCTGTTATCCGACCGTGGAGAATCGCGTCAGCTTTCTGTTCACTCATGCACGATCACCTTGCAACCGTTCAAGCGCAAGACGCCGATAGCCGCGTCTGCATCGGTGACCAACAGTGCGCCGTGAGGCATCTCTTCATAAGTGCTCCGCGTAACTTCAGCCGCGTCGAGCAGCTTCTTCAAATGCAGATTCCACTTTCCGATGAACACATGCTTCGAGCCCCTGTAAACATGCACCGTTGGCAACATGTCGGAGTTGTAGCCTGTCGTGCTTGATGTGCTGTACATCACTCTTCTACCTCAAATCCGTTTAATCGGAGAACCGCCTTGATTCTGTCAATGTCTTCGTATTTCAAGACATACCAGCCTCCTCCACCGTACGAGACAAGCCCCGCTTCGTGCAGCAAATTGTCGGCCTTTTCCCACCCTATGCCGCTACAGATCAGCCCGCCTAAAGAGTGCCTGTGTTGGAGTTTAATTTTCATTCCCACGGCAACACCTCAAATCCCGCGAGGCGCAAAACAGCCGCGCGGCTCGCAGAGGGTCTTTGAAGCGGTAGCCTCCGTGGCGAAATGCTCCAGTTGTCAACAAGCCAGCTTGCGTTAGTACCTCATCTGCATCCCATTCATCGGTTTTTCCGGTATCTCCTTCAGTGAGCCACTCTTCACCCGCTCTGTTAAACCAGACACGCTTGCTCATTCCCAAACCTCCACATCGTACGAATGCAAACGAAGCACCGCTCGCGCTCCTTCCAATATCCTCAAAGACCCAATCCCCAGGCGATTGTGTAATGCCTGCCTGCTCCAGGATTTTCATCGCTTTTCCAAGCTCTCCACGATCCGGCTTCATGCCTTGATTCCTTCCTCTACCTCAACAGTGAATCCGGCAAGCCGCAACACTGCGACAGCGCTCTGTAGATTCCCGGCGGGGAATGTATGCTCTGGCATAAATGTATGCTCTGCCATATATGCTACTCCGGCGCGGTGAAGCGCGTCGCACGCTGCGTCGTAGTCTTTAAAGCTGCTATACCCATACGACACATACCACTCGCTCGGGGAGTACTTGCGAAGCGTTACCATCCCTCCTCCACAGGAATACCGTTCAACCGTATAAGCGCCACGGCCTTCATGATGTCCTCGTCGGAGACGTAGTAGCTGGAGTAGTATTCGTCACACTTGATTTTTTCCACGTGGATTCCAGACCGTATCACAACATCGATCGGATGAGCCGGATACACTCCTTCCCAGGTGAAGAACGTCTGAAGTCTCCACGCCCCTCTTTCTCGCGTGATTTTGTAGGGCTTGCTCATTCCTCTACCTCGCAAATTTTATCGCTTTCATCTCCCCACGTTTCAACCTCAATCCCTCGAAGCCTGAGTATCGAAGTAACCGCAGCGCGGTCGCTGTTTTTGAAATAAGGCGAAGCCAGCGGGTTGTTGTCATTCACAGCAAATCCGGCCAGCAGCCGGACGCCTTAAGCACCATTAGAGCGCGCTTGTATTCCTCGTAGCTGCTTATTGTTTCCATGAAGTACCCAAGCTCTTTATCCCTTGCAA